AACGACACAGTTCCCGACTATGGGGTTGTTTCGATCTGTCCCCCCGCTGTCGGTTGAATAATTTGTAAGTCCGATAGGGATAACACCATTTCCAATACCTCGCTCAACGAAATTGGTGAGTGTCGCCGATGAAAGCACATCGCTATCCCTCAATCCGTCTGCTTGCCATGTTGCGTTTGTCCCTGTTTTTTCGTGCCCTTCTGTTATGCCTGTTGTTCCCATTATCGCACCTCCATGACGACATCAACACGAATCTCATTTGTAGCATTCTTGCTGATCGGAACGAAAGAAGCCCTAAAGGCTGGGTTATCAAGAGGTGTTGCGCCATGCAAAACCACTTCTTTGACATCGGCTGAACTAATCATGTCCGTAGTGAAAATGGCATTTGCTGAAATGGTTCGGTCGTCCACTCGTTGCACGACTGGCGTTGTGGATAAGGCTACATTCCCCGAACCACCATCTCGTCGTGAGGCTTGGCCTCCCGAAGTCCCAAGACTCATTTGGCTAACGAGTGTCTGTAAATGGTCTGTCAATTTTGCTTTTATTCCATCAAGTATTGGCATTATTTCACCTCGTAAAAGACTGACTTAGAATGACCCACTGGGTCGGCCCTCTTTGACTTTACCCTCAATTCAAGGTTGTCAGCGATGGCTACGGCGTTATTGGCTGTCAGCGTGATTTGGTTTGCGACCACTGCTTGCACTAAACCAACATAAGCATCGGCGAGGGTATAGACCCTATCGCCTACCGCAAAGCGTGTGGTGGCGTCAATGGAGTCAACGGCAATAGCGGTTGTGCTGTTGGCGTTGATAGCCCCGTTCTTGAGAACACCAGTAGCACCACCCTTGAGGCCAATTGCACCTAATGGGTTGTTCACTAAAGCATCTCGCCAACGACCACCAATAATGAGGCGTGTGTTGTTGACAAGACGGGTTCTCACACGGCTGGCGGCGACTAAGCGAACTGAACCACTTAACGACAATTCCATTCGGTCTTTCAAACGAGCCGGATCCTGCTGTGCGTTTGCGGCTGTGGACGATAAGAGGTCAGCGAGAATACCTTCAATACCCTTCTCATATTGTCCTATCACCAAATCAGTGAAGCCGGTGGTGCTGTTCACGGACACTTCAAAAACAGCAAATTGGCCCTTAATACCTTCATTGGTGAAGTCAACGCCGATAATTTCACCGGGCTGTATATGATTTGCTTTGACAAGGCCACTGACTCTCAACATAGCGGCACCCGATTCTGTGCGATTCATAAACTGCTTCGCCATACGCAAAGCAAGGCTCGGTTCTTTCAATCCCGGCACCATTTGAACGGCTGTTCGGAGAACGCCTTCTTCGTTGCCATCTCCGCCCATTTGTTTGGCCTTTTCTAAGTCCTTTACCTCGGCACGAACCCTTTCATTTTGGGCGATTTGATCACCTTCAACAACGACATGGTTCGCCATTTCAAGCATAGACGATACTTCAATGGTCTGTGGGCCACTTGACGACCCTATGCGCCTATCTCGGCCAACGAACACACTGCCTGTGTAAAGAATACGGCCTGTTTCATCCAGTAGCAATTGTCGTCCATCCATTTGCGACAAAGAACGGATAGTGTCAAGCACCCCCACTCCCCTTGCATCCCTGCTCACAAATACACTGCTATGATCAATACTTGAAAGCAAAGACGGGTGAGCATTGACAAAGGCTGAAAGGGCGACTTCATTTTTTAATCGGACGAATTGGCCTATTGATGTTGACGGGTATGAATAAATGGCGGAGTCGCTTTTTGTCGGTTCAACAACGGTTTCATACGGGAGAAGATCTGCACCCGGAAGTGACTTTCCGATGTCATTTAGCAACATCAATGCGGCGTCTGTGGTTCGCACTCCGACGGCCATGTAGTGGCCTAAACGCACCTTTCCGAGCGACATACCTCCACCGGATAGTGAGTCGCCGTTGATATTGCGGAACTTGAGTAAGTTCTTTTGCCAATTGCCCTCACCGGACACGACATCGGCTCCCGCAATACGCCATTTGTTTTTTACAGCGTCAATCATATACGGAGGGCAGTAGTCGGTGGAGAGTGCCTTGCCGTCAACATAAACGGTGCTTAAACCGCCAGTTCCGGGGTTTTTAGCGTAAGAAATGACTCCTTCCTTTGCTCCGTCGTTCAGCACGAACCGCTGGGGAGTGAGCATGTTGAAGTCCGATGGCTCATAGTGCCCAATGCCCCGATAGGATATGTTCGGGCTGAATGTTTGGGTATCGCCGCTGTCAGTAGCGTCCCATTTGTCCGGCAGTGAAAGACCCATTGACACGGCATTGTCCACGAACGACGGAGCGACTACAAGCGAGTGCTTTGATGGGTGAATGTTAGCGACCGTAGCGGCTGTTGAATCACCGTTTTTGCCGAAATAAACTTCGTAGCCAGCAAGGTCGTTTATGCTCCCACATTGGCCTGTGCTGGCCGAAATAGTCAACCGTTGCTCATCCCTTGCGTCGTATGTCAATTGGCCTGTGAGGCCGATAATAACAAGCGTTCCAGTAGCAGGGAACACCGTTGCGTCTTTGACATACATGTAAGACCCTCCATCAATTGAGATTTTTTGTTTAGGGCCGAGTGTTGTCATAGCCAAATCCGCTTGTTCCTTGACAACCTTCTCATCGGCACCTCTTCGGTTATACGGATCCATCAAAGCCAAATTGGATTGAGTAGTGAATTGCGTTTCAGTCTGCGATACTACATGCTTTCCGCCCGGATGTGTGGACTGTGAATATCGGGGGTCAATTGAAGGCAACAAAGCACCTTCCCCGTCCCTTCTTGCGGCATCGGACTTGAAGTGTTGAAGCATGTTTGCGCTCGGTATCAAGTGCCAAGTGACATCCCTGTCGTTGGCATCCGGCCAAGCCATTGTCGGCGCAGTGTCCACACGGGATGCAATAGGCTCAATCGTTCCGGGCATTTTGCTTTGGTTCATTTCAAACATACCGTATCGTTTGTCACGGGTGAAGGGCTGATGTGCCTTATTGCTGACTGTGAGAGTGTTGTATGGCCCTAAGAGCCACCCATCTTGAGTGAATTGGTCTGTGTTGTCCCAGTCCTTTCGTGTTGTGAAACCGAACACTTTGAGAGGACGCACCATACGCATGATGTAGTCGGCTGTTTTGCGAACAGGCTGATCCACTGTATTTACAGGCGCAGGGTTTTGCTGATGCAAAGCATTACCGGCGTCATAAGGCATCACACTTCGGCGGTTGTTGTCGTTTTCGGGTCGCTCAAGCCATGTTTTACGGAGAATATATACTCCGCCCCACGCTGGCAAATCCCCACACCCACGAACAGCCCAATGATCTTGAACACCTTTGCTATCAAACATACGCACGGTGTCGGAATTGCTGGGTGCATCAAAGAGCGTTTCCCTGTTCAAACTCCACTGTGGCATTTGTTCTGTTTGGTTTGGTTGTCCTTGCCCACCGTATGTGTTATCCGGCCCAGCGGCGGCTGTTTGCCCACCTTGAGCAAACTTTGTCCATTTTGTTCTTTGAACCCAAGACGGGGTTAATGGGAACTGCTGACCGACCGCCAAATCGCTATGTAAAGACACGGCTTTGGTGCTGGTGACAATGTATTCTTCATTCTTTCCTGTGGAGCGTTCGCTTTCGGTTTCAACAACCATACCCAAACGAGGTGATAAGTCGGATTGCACCTGCCTGTGATCGGCGATTTCCGACAATGGGATAGGCATAATCCCTCTTTCGGCCTCATTTTTATTTTTCATGTTCAATGAACGCCCCCAACCATGTGCTGGGAAGTGCGTCAAATCCCCACTGCTAACCTTGTGATCGACAGGATGTGCGTTGAGGTGAAGGTTGTTTCCTTTGTGATGAATGAAGGTGCTTCCGCCCCCAAACGCACTGGATTGGGTGACAGCCTCAACCGAACCTGCGGCCAAAGTAGCATCACCGCTATGGTGATTCAAGCCAATGATAGGATCTGAACCAGTGTTCAGTGATTTAGCATGAAGGAACTTAGCCGAAGTCCCCGTCACTGTGGTGAACTCGGTTCGGTGAGAATGAACAAGACCCGCTGGGAGAGCGTTTGGCTTGACAAGCCCAACATCCTCCATATCCAAAACACGACCCATACCGGCTGGATTCTCGCCTTTCTCCCATGCTTTATTTGAGAGGCGGGTGAAGCCTTCAAGGTCATATCCTTCATTCGTGTGTTCACTCATAACAACGCCAATGGGCACTGTTCGCTCAACGCCTGTATAAGCCGACAGGGTTTGCCAGTCGTTGCCCACAGGCAGTGTATTCATGGTGTCATGCTTTCCTCCGTCAAAACGACCGGAGGCTTGTATTTTTTGTTGAGAGGTGAGTGTTTCAGCAGGGTCGCCAGCAAGCATATTCAGTGCGTCACTGCCGCTTCGGAATCCCCATGCTCGCACTGGCAAACGGCGGCTCCAATCCACCGCAACCATAGCGTTTTCAACGGTCGTCACTTCATTCCAAATCTGCGAAGCCCCTTGATCTAAAATGGTTCTTGAAACGACTTTGTATGGGTTGAGTCCGTCCCCGATACCTTCACCACGACTCTTTCGGCGTCCGTAGGCATGATACACATAATTCGGTCGCAGTTCAAGCGTTCCGTGTGCCTCTCGGATAGTGGAGTGACCCATGAGAACAGCACTGGCGGCTCTTGTCCCCCAATTCGCCCCATGACCTCCTGCGTTCAGTCCGTTATAGCCATAATTTTGTAGCCATTGAAAGGCATAAAGTCGCTCAAAAGGCATAGCAATCTTCGCTGTTCCTGTTGTTTGAGAACCAATAGAATGTGCATTCCTCAACATCAAACCACGAACGGCTGGGTTGTTGACAGCCTTCGGCATACCCGCTGTTCGGTATCGGAATGTCATGTATTGCTCACGGCTTGTGCCGAACAGCGCAGGGTGGCTGTATTCAGCCAGCCATGTGCAAAGGAATGCGTCGGGTGTAGCACCGGAGTTCGTATTGCTGGCCGACACTAAAGCAAGGTCATTGTGAGCCGAAACTTGAGTAAAGTGGGCTTGATTGTTGGTGGACGGCGATTCAACAATAGGCACTGGGGTGGCCGAAGCATTCACCATTTCGGGGTCGTGGGCGATGAGAGGCGGCACAGTAGCCAATTCAGTTCCCACACGGGGCTGATGCCATCCTGCTGGGTGTCCGTTGTAGGTGTAGCCGTATGGATCGACTTGACTTCTTTCGTGCGGGAGGGTTCGTAGTGCTGGTCTTGGGCGACCACCCATGAGCAAGTATTGGTTGACAAAGAACCCGTTGACGGTGAACTCTTCACCAGCCGTAAAGCGGTTGTTGACGACTCTTGAACTTGCGAGTTCTAAAGCCACAGTGGCATTATGAGCCGCATTTCCGTAGCCGCCAAAATTGGCTAATTCCTTTCCGTGATTTGAGGCTACAAAGTGAACCTGTTCCTTTCCGCCTTCGGACATTGTATGCTCTTGTCCGGGTGCAAAGAGAACATCATACCCGTCGTTTGGTTGGGCGTTGTAAAATCTGTTATGGTTCGGCAACCCGTTGTTTTCAATTTCAGCGTGAGGTAGGCCGTCTGCGCTAAACGACCCAGTGTTTTCAGTGGCGGATTTGACCTCCATAGTGTCCAAAAAGAATGTATTTGCGTCGCTATCATTATGTCCCGATTGGAAACCAAAGTGCTTATTCTCCGTTTCCGCTTCAAACATCAACGAATATGCCGACCCATGAGATCTGTGCAATTGACGACGAAGCGACATGGGTGTTCCTCGTATCGTGATAGGTGAAACGAAATGGTGGCCTTGACGACCAAAGCGAATGCGGTGGTGAGCGTGTATGTTGGTGGCTTGAATTATACCGTTTTGGGTTTCGGGCAACACCGAACCACGCTCGGTGTGATCAGAAAGGCGATGTGCGGCAAACATTCGTGTTGAACCACTGGGCACTGCACCGGGTGTGTTGTTCAATGAGAGGCCGAATTGAGAGGTGAGGGTGTCGTGCAAAATCCGCACTGGGTGAAAGTGCAGAACCCTGTCGTTCGTGTCAAACTGCGTGGCTTCTCCCACTGTGGTGTTTTGCAGGTTTGGATTCGCCACAGCAGTGAATGGACTTTGGTTTGCTTCGATCACACCCGGTTCATCGGGACGAGGGACGCTTAGGCCACCCATACCCCATGAGAGGTGCCGCCATGCTTGCACACGGTCGTGACCGCTACGGACAATGATATTGCCCGGTATTTCATCCTGTGATGGCAATTGGATTTCTAAGTTCGGCTCAAGACCACTGCCGGGTGTTGAAGGCAACGAAGAGGCAGTATTCGTCTTAGGATCTATTCGGTTTTGTTTGTAATTGTAGTCCTTAATCACAGTCCCGAACGGAGAGCCACCTTCAAGGGTCAATTCAGCACCAGTGTCGTCCACCAGTTCTATGTTCTCCCAAACCATCGCTTCATTGGGAATGTGCAACCCCTTGACCCGTTCTGTGTTGACGGCTCTCACCGTTCGGAATGGTCTATGCACATACCCTTGTGAACCTGTATGTGCAACAGTGGAGGCTGTAATAGTGCTGACTTCACTCTTCAATCCGTTCTTGACAACAGCCTTATTCAACACAACATCGGAATTGGTGAGGCTTGTGATTTCTTCGTGTTGGTCGCCGTATGCGTTATTCCACTTTGGGAAACGACTGTTGATTTTATGTCCGTTTTCAAGAGCGACTTGCCACTTATTGATGTCCTTTCCTTTGAACAGCATTTGCCCGTGTCGTAGGGTGTTTCCGTTGATGGCGGAGGTGAGGGTGATTGTCGGTGACGCACGATGAAGGACAGTTCCTTCGGGAATATCCGCAACGCATGTAGCCAATTTGATTCGTGAGTAAGTGAAGGTCGTCCCTCCAACGGTGACAGTCCTTTCATCCAAAACCGAAGAAATAGTGCCGTATTCTTTTCCATCCTCACCAATCAAAATCCCCGAATTGCCATTTGCCGTGTCGGCATAATCCATCATCAGCGATCCGCCGTAGGTTTCATTGTCAATACTTTTCACGCCAGCGGTTGATTTGACAATGAGAAAACGAGAGCCGGTATTATTGCCGTCGTTGTGGTGCGCTTGGGTATATTTCCAATCACTTGCTTGGGTGTTAAGGGCACCTTGATTGTTGACCCCCGCTTCATAGTTCACCGCAGGGCTGAATAGGCGTTCATCCCTCGTTATGGCTCGTAGGATAGTGCCCGAAAGTGATGGGTCGTTAGGATCTGCAATTGTTATGCTTTGGGCACTGACAGACTCGGCTCTCAATTTCAAATTGTCAATTAGCCTAAATTGGCCTGTTGCAGTGGTGTTCGCTATATCGTTAAAGAACTCATGTCCTGCTCCGTTGTCAAAATGCAATTTATTCTCTAATTCAATTGCCCATTCGCTGTTTCCTCGGACATGAAGAATACTGTTAGCGGTGAGAGGGGTGGCGTTATTGGCTTCAAGTGTGATGCTCCTATCCCCCACAGAACTGACCGTTCCAACAAGGGTTCCGACGCCGGTTTCCAATTTTGAACCGGGCAATACCCGTCGTGTGAATACAGTGGTGTCATTGGTTGAGAAGTTCAAGGTCGTTGTTGAATTGTTGGCGACTGTGCCGCTTAGAAATCCATGCACGCTCGTCCTATGTTGTGTTTCCTGCAAACTTTTGATTGTCCCGATGTAAGCATGAACATAGAGGTCTTCATTTGCGCCACATATAGTCGCTGACGCCCCCTTTAGTGTAATCATTCCTGTTTCAACGGCCTTTACAGTTCCAATCAAGACCATGCTATTCCCGCCACTTTTTAGATAAATCCTATCGTGTGGTTTAATTCGTGTTCCGTCATATCCGGCTGATGTCGGATCACCTCCGGCAATAGAAAGCAACACTTCGCCCGCTGGTGTAGCATTTGTCGTCACCGAAGTCTTGTAGTAAATGTCCTCGGCATACAATTTTTCACCAACATGATAAATCAAGTTCGGGTCGTTGGTGTCAACGGTGAACGATTTAATGTCCCTGTTTGCGTCCGAAAACAAATCGTTGCCGTCGGCAATATGCACAACGGAACCTATTATTCCACCCGCCCCCGGTGCTTGACGCTTAACAGTCCGGCAAATAGGAACAGAACCAATCAAATTGTCGCCTTTTTCGGTGATTTCATCACCGGGTTCATAATAAGAGTTCGGTGCGGCACCCCCTCCTGTTCGTAAAGTGCTTAACGAACCGATTGCATGTGCCCAAGAATAATAAAAAAAGGCGTTGTAGCAACGGTTTCCACCAAGCGGTGGATCACCATTTAATGTGTTCCCAAACCCATGATCGACACGCACTCCACTATCAATGCTTTTTGGCCCGACGACAGTGAGTGCGGTGTTGGTGGTTTCGGCGATTCCCCCAACCGCAATCGTGCCCAAAGCGGTTTTATCAGCGGCATAAATGACATCGCCGTCGTTGAATTGGGCTGATATTTTGGTGGCTGGTGTCAACAATTTGATTGTAGTTCCACCAGTGATATTTGCGTTCGTTGAAACCATGCAGTTCGTTTGAAACGGCCCTCCGTCGTCCATTTGAGTCCCAAACTCGCTTTTTGTAATCAGCAGGTTGTCCTCTTGGTGTTCGTCCAAAGCGTCGTTCAGCCCAGTCCATTGAAACGGATCAGCCTCGGTTGAACCTGCAACCACTGGCCCATCAAACGGCTTGTCGGGTGGCGGCATGTCGGGCAGTGAGCATGAATTAAGTCCTTCAATGGAGAATCGGCTATACCCATGCCCTGTTGTATGTGTTGAAGGGCTGGCACCCCGTGAATCAGCGTTTGCGGCTGGCAAGCCCATGTTTCCGCCGTCCATTGGCTTGGCCGTCAAATACCAAACTGGGAGGGAAGCACCAAGCCCTTGAACGATAGGCCCGCCGTTGGCTGTGCCCCAATACCCACCACCAGTCGGGGTATTTATCTCCCACGAAACGACAACAGTGTGCTGTTCTTCTGTGTCGTTGTTCACAAACCATGTGGGTTGGTCGGCATCTGTTGAAAGAGAGTCGGTGATGTCCTTTACCGCACTCGTTGACTCCACTTTGGTGATGTTGAATTGGACTTCTTTGTCGTTGACTATTTCCCAACCGTCATAGGTGAGAGTGTAATTGCTGACAGGGGCACTGGCACTGTCTTGGAGTGTGGTGTTTGGATTGCCCACAATAGTGCCACGCTTTGGCATGTCAGTCGGTATGAGGTTATGATTCCAACCAGTGGCGGAACTTGATGGGGTGTTCACCGTGTCCCTTTCGGTCGTCGTTCCGAATTGCATTAAGCGTAGCCAGCCACCTCTCAATTTGCTGGATGCTGTTAAGGCGACCTTGATAGGCTCATAGAAACGAATGCGTGATCCGCTGATTTCAAGGATTTTGCCTATGTATTGATTATCAGTGGTGTATAGGTTCTCATTAGGCAATAAGTAGCCGCCGATAGCGACATTGGTGGTGATTTCATGCACCGTCGTTGCGAAATTGCCACTTGCTTTCAAGTAGGTTGAACCACTCCCGATTCGCTGTCCGTTCTCAAAGCCCAAACGCCTACTACGGGCAAGTGTTAATGAATACCAGCCACCATATTGCTTGCTCCCACTCATTTTCACATACCGTGCCCGCAAATAGCGAGAATTAGAATGTGCGCCGATCTGACGGTTTCGTGTTGAATTGATTGTAGCGGCGATGAGGCGTGCCGCCTCTTCTGTGCCTAAATCAAAGGTTTTGGCGGGCATAACTGCCCCTGCGGCGATTGATGCGGCGTGTGCTTCGGCGGCTCGTTTGAGGTCAATGACGACAGTGTTTGTCCCGTTGCGTGCATCCTCGCCTATTGCGACATTGGTGTGTCCGGGCGAATCACCTGCCAATGGGGTTCGGATCATGTAATTGATTCCCAATTGGTTCGCTCCGTCCTTAACAAAAGTCATGGATGTAGGGTCTTCATACGCCGTATCGGGATAAGTGAAGTGGAGGCTGAAATACCCACTTGCAGGGACTCCATCGTCAGTTCCAATGGGGGTTAAAGCGGCAGGATATTCCCGCTTCGCATAGGACAACACCTCCGCCATGTTATCACCACACTGTTCTCGCATTATAGAGTGTTGCGACTTCGGTGGGTGTGAGTGCCTTATTCCACATGGCGATTTCACTTAGGGCACCGTTGAAATAAACAGGCGCATTTGCATGAGTCGCTTTTGTCCCGTGATAATAATTTGTAGGTGCTGTCCACGGCAACAAACCGGCACCAATAGTCAGCATATTTTTCGCCTTGCCGTAATATCCACCAGTCAAAGCAGATCCCACACCGACTCCTAAAGGAAGGTGTGGTGCTGTCGTAAGGTTGACTTGATTGATGAATGACGCCCCTGTCCCATTCACTGCAATTCCGTTGATGTAAATTATTGGTTGCGAGGCTCCCGACGCCCTTGACACCACTACATGATACCAAGCGTTCTTTGGTTGGTTTGCTTGGACATCACTGGTGACTGAATATGTGATGGCACCGCCGCCCCCAATGTCAGTATGGATGAATGTTGTTATTGAGAAGTCCATAACGCTATTTGAATTGCCTTGCTTTGAATTGATTGAAACACCGAATCCACGGCGTGTGCTGTCAATCCCATGAACCACAGGGCCGTTGCCGTAGTGAATACCACTCCAAGCACCCCCCGTAGCGTCGCCGGAATTGAAAAAGAATGAGAATGTATATGCCCCGTCGTTTGCGGCATCGTATGAGCCAAAAGCACCGAACATGTTGCTTTTCAAAGGCACACGGGGCGACACTGCATCGGTGGCGTGTGTGCTGATGTTATGGAGTGAAATGACCCCTGCATCAGTGTGCCCGTGAAGGTCAATGCCCTTTGATTCGGGATCTCCTGTTGCTGGCCCCGCCAAAAGTGATTGATTCGCAAAGTCGCCAAATGCCTTCAATTTCACACCGTGTATTGCATCAAGAGCCAATTCCTTTCCACTTGCACCATGATCAGCGTGCAAAGCAGGTTCATTCATCCGAACAAACCAAAGGCAACCATCCGTTTCTTTGTCCAACAAACCCTCCGCTGGCACGACACCCGTTTCAACAATAGATTTGCTGTGATGGAGGCCACGGTATGTATTTTCATTCACTGTGTCAGCGTTCTTCAATTTGGTGAAATCAAGGACAGCCGCCGATGTTTGCACTTCTTGTAGGTTTTGAAAGCCGCTATATCCAGTCGGCCCCTTTGCATAATGATGGGTGTAAAAGTCGCTATAATCGTTGTCTGTGCCGTCGCTGACATCAAAGGTGACGCCAGTGTGTCCTCCACCGAAAAATAGAATGCCGTTTGCGTCCAGCAAGGGGTTAAGCAATTTGATAGGCACTTCCTTCAATTTTCCATTTTTGTCATAGAACAGGTCTTTCCACTTCTTTCCGAGGGTCTTGTCCAATGGCTGACAATTGAACAGCCCCATGCAGGATCCAACACCCGAAACCTTGCTGGATGAAACATTGTCGGGGCCGGAAACAACAGCGTCAAACTCGCCCAAGTGCTTGTCGTCAACAAGGATAAGTCCTTTGTTTTGACGAGTGATTTTCCTATTTGCCCTGTAAATTATGTCCAGTGCTTTGCGCTGAACCATGAGGGTTGATTGTGCTTCGGGGTCGTAATCGGGTATCAAATCCCCGTTTTCAAATTGAGGCAAAGCAACGGTATTGAATGCGAACTCTTGCCCCACTCCTTCATATTGGCGTAGGTTTCCATCAGCGTCAGTGACGGCACCGTGGACACCACCTTGAAAAGTCGTTATTGGGATGTGGGTTTCGCCGTCCATTCCTAAAGGCAGTGGTGCCGCAAAAGAACTTGCTTGATATGAGCGACTGTTAGATGCAACCAACCCACCATGACCGACGGCTTGGATTGGGCGGTATGGGTATGGGCTATTGTTGTCGATCCATACTGCGAAATTGCGACCAGTAGCACCGGGAACTGTGCTGTGGATAACGACCGAAAGACCCTTCTCACCCGTTCGGCTTTCAACCTCTTGTCCTAAGAAAGCCCGCACATACCCCATGTGAGAACCTGTGTCGCTTGAGGTGACAGCATAGATTCCGGCGTCTGTGGTGAACAGTGGGGGTGGATTAAATGCACTCCCTCCGTTGGCGTTTTTCGCTTTCGGGTGCCCTGCTTGGTTGATTTGACGAATAAGTTCACCAACGGCTTCTTCAAACTTGCTGACAGAACCAGCGTTCGCAATTTCACCCAATTTAAGGCGCATAGGACGCACCCAATCCAGTGTGTTGTCGTTGCGCTTGCCCTTCAACGATAAGTGACCGGAATGGCACTCCACAGGCGGAACAAGAGGCATGTTATCAGCACCATACAAGTAATTGCCGGGATCGAAGGTGAAGCCCTCCATTGTCGGGCCGTCGTGAATAAGAATTGTCGCACCGCTTGAATCGCTGGGGTCAATTTGTATTCCACTACGCACGACCACACCGTTTGTGGTGGTTCGCCCAAGTGCAAATGTCTTTTCCAGTGGCCCAATGAAGTTCTGTGCCATTGTAGCGTTATCACTGCTTGCTGTGGCGTTAAGGGCGGCGAAAGTGGCATTGTTCCCAACAGTCCCGACCCCAGCGTATGTGCCAGCGTCAGTGAGCCAGCAACCCATTGTCACTGGCAAGCCAGTCGTGATTATGTTTTTGAGTTCGGCGTAAGTCAACCCGTTATCGTCAAAGTGGTGGTATGCGTCAAAATACAGACGGTGTTCACCGTTTATCAATTGCGACCTATGAATATGAAATCGTATGCCCCTTTCACTGACAATACCTTCACCAACGGTGACTACAAACCCCATATTGGAGAAAGCATGTCCCGCTGTCCCAGTGTCGTATGTGGATGAAGCGTTGTTGGTTGAAGTCCCGGTGAAACCCCCTTCTTCATTCAATATGAACGGCAACACACTATCCACTGAAATGTATGAACCCGAATGTGAAAATGTGCCGTTGCTTGAACTTCCACCTAAAACGCACGCCTTGTCGTCGTCAGCATCGTCGGGTCGGGTGAATGTTGCTGAACTCTCACGCATGGCTCGGATCCATGTGCGCCCCGACACCAAGTCGGCGTCATTAACCTTCAATGATGAAACGACATTCTTCATCCCCCAATCAATGGCGTTCCGGCTTTCATAATCCTTCATTTGGGGGCGATTTTTTGCTGTCATTGTAGCGTCAATCACCAGTTCGGTGGTCTTAGATGAGGGCAAAGGGCTACGCTTGCTTTTGCTGTCAGCGAGCCTTTGTTCAACATCATAAAACATTGATGGGAATAATGGGAGTTCAACCAACGCACGGGTTGAGGCATAATAGGTGGAGGTTTGGCGATCATTCCGAACAGACGGGTTATTTGAGCCAATAACCTTGTCTTTCCATACTGGCAAGAACGAGTGTTCTGTTCGGGTTGGAGCGATGTCAATTCCACCCTGCCCCAGTCCACCCATAGTGAGGCTGACCGTAGGAGAGCCGAGGTCGCCAATCTCCTTCAAAGCGAAACCTTCGGCAAGGCTGAAATCTCTTTCAGCAACACGATCTGAAATATCCATCAATTGAGAGCGACCACGAATGACGACTCCGCCCCCTCCATCACTGTCGCTATTTGGTGCAATTTCTTCCACACGACCACGCATAGAAACGAGTTCAATTTTGCATGTGTGTCTTTCAATGTCGCCACTCAAACCAATTTGCCCCAATACCCCTGTTCTGTTCTTATTTTTAGGGTGGACGAGAAGCATTTGTCTATCGTTTTCGGTCTTGTTATCTATGATTTCATACTGCTCAAATGTCGCTGATGAGCCAGTGACCCCAAGACCTGCGAGGGTGGTGATACTCGTTTTATCGGCTGTTCCACCGGCCATCACGGAAAAGGTGTGATACACAGCCTCGCTCTTTGACACAGGACTCCGTGTCCCGTGCTGTGCGATGGGGATGCCATAGCCGTTATCAATACTTTTTACGATTCCCGGTGCCGTCAATACACTTTTTTGAACAATAGTGTGGGCGCAATTTTCAAGATTGATAAACGGGGATTGTGTCATACCGCCCGTAGGGTTCACTCGCATTGAATGGTCTTGGAGTGTCCGGCTCACCCCTCCTGCTGGCAAAGAAACGATTCCACCGGGAGCCTTAACAGTCAAGGTCGCCCATGTGGTTTGGGCACCACTCGCCTTTTGAGCCGCAGTGAATGGTTCCTTCAACCAATTGGCAAGAGTGCGGAATGTGGGTGCGGCATTAGGGAGTGATTTGTCGGGATAAATAGTATTGGATTCGGGAACGGTTTTTTCAACAACAAGCCACCCTTTCTTCACCATACCCTGTATGGCTTTCAGATCGTTGTGGGTATTTTCAAGGTTCGCCACAGCGTTTTGATAAACTGATTCACCTTTCCATGCCGCAACGACTTCGCCTGTCAAATCAATAGCCTTGTAGTGAACCAACACTGTTGCTGGCAAACCATGTGAAGTGAGAGAGGATGGCAAAGTGATTGAAGCGACTCTTGATTCTTTTTCGGGCGTCAAATGGCGCACATATTCTTGGTTGGTCGGTTTTGTTGGGTTGTTTGTGTCAAACAGTGCAGTGTGTTCGGTGTCAAGTCCCTTCAACGCAAACGGGCGAATGTCGTCAACACCGATAGCAATAATTGAGTCGGCTGTTGAAGAAGCGTGAGCCAAATTGTTGTTGTAGCCGTAGCCGCCTTGCACCATGATAGCCGATTGCTTATGGTTCGGACTTGCTGTTTGGGTGAGTGTAGCAATCGTGCTACTGTCAACCACTGCCAACGCTTCTCCTTGATATACCGTTTCAGTAATTTGGACATTGGCATTCATAGAAACTGCTGATGCGACCGACGGATCTTCGTGGGTTGTTTCAAAGCGATCAGCCAGCCCTTGAACAGTTCTTGTTATGCTTTCGGCCTGTGGTTCGGGCAAACTCGCAAGGAAAAAGTGCCCTTTGACACGGTTGTATGAGGTGACACCCGAACAACCGCCTAAGTCGTTTGTCGGCTTATTCAATGTGCCAACGACTTCTTCGCCGACTCCAAGACTTGGGTTTGGTTGTAAATCGGGCATATTCAAATCCCCCATTTGTCTTCAACATATTGCCGCACATCAACATAACTGCTACTGTGTATTCCAGCATAAATCATCACTTCGTGAACTATGAAACCCGGAGGGGCTGTGGGTGTAGCGGCATTTGATTCGGGGGTGAAAAAACCACCGCCCCCACCTTTCGGCGGGTCTTCGCCTTCACCGGGTTCGCCTTCACCGGGTTCGGGTTCACCGGGGACGAACTCACCGGGGTCGGGTTCGCCTTCACCGGGGTCGGGTTCGCCTTCACCGGGGTCGGGGTTAAATCCTCCACCGCCTCCACTGGCCGGAGTGTGTGTTAAGAATCCGAAAAGTTCCAAACCTGCGGTTGCTGTTGTAGTCACTGCAAAG